TAGGCAGGGAGTTTCCACGTAACAGTGCCAAATCTGTGAAATACGGTTGCAGTTATAACGCGCAGGTTGCACGGGTGTCTAAGATTGTTGGCTGCCAAACGATGCTTAAAGCGACTTGTCCCGGCTCCGCAAGTATCTGCTGGTGTGGGAATACGTCCATCTTCTCGAACGTTAGGCATAAATCCACTTTCGTGCTCATCGTCATCCTCTTCGGGATCATACCCACCACCAAGAATACTGTTACGGCGATGACTATAAGTCAAGAAGTCAGCAAGCTTTCTCGCGTGAGGAAAGCTGCTTTCTAGTGCAATAAGTCCGGGGCAAATCTCTTTCTCCTGTCCTACCGTCAGTGTGGGGTTAGTCAATACTTTAAAGCTTTTAGCACAACCTTTTGCCAACAACTTAGCTTTAATGTTGTTCTTGTTAAGATTCAAGTGCTCTAGTCGATACTTACAGAATGGGCTAGCTAAAGTCTGCTCAACATATCGTTCTACAGCGGCTTCAAACTTCTCTTGTGTAAGGCGGTTTTTCTTTGCATCACACGTTAAGTCACGCTCTTTCCAAGCCGAAGGATTCCAGCCAAACTTGGAAACCAACCACTCTTTAATGTGAGTAGTGTCTTTCAGAGTAGAAGGAACTTCAGTAAGCAAAGGCTCTGCTACCATTGGAAGATCATATTCTACTTCAAAGATAGTAGCTTTCTTTGTTTCTTCGTCGATACTACCGCCATGTTTCTCTACAAACTTTTTAATGTTTGCATTCAGCTCACCAGACTTAAGGAATTGTTTAGTTGGTGGTGTGAAGAAATCCATCCTTGTCTTTGCCAAAGGTTTAGGTGGCAACACTGGTTCTACTTCACTACGCAACGCTTCAAGTTTGATATCCAAGTCACGAACCAATTCAATAGCTCGTTCAGTCTTGAAGTCAAACCCTCGGTGTTCTTGTCGCGTGATAATCTCAGCTACAGACTTTTCAAGACTGATTGCATCCGACCAATCCCAATCACCTTTCTCAGCTTCCAACATTTTGTAGACTTGCGTGTTTGCTTTTACGTCATAGATGCAATAATAAATTAAATCAGCAGCCATATCTTCAAAGCGAATCGAAGCGTCCATATGCTTACGAAATTCTCGCTTTTGAATCCCTGTCTTTTGAGACAAAGAGTCAAGACTATGCCCCCCAATACGATCAGGGTTAAGTGCCTTAGACGTCACCATAGTATCGGAAATCTCAATTGACTTCCCGCACCAAATATCAGGTTCTACTTCGTAATCCATATCAAAGTACAACTTACATGCTAGTAAGTCGAAGTTGATAATGTTTGCCCCGATTACTTTTGAGACAGGGTTGTCCTTGATATACGAGACAAACTCACTTAGTTGATAGTGATCATACTCTTGCTCTAAATAGTTCTCCAGAACGTAAGTATGCTTACTGACAACTTCTTCATACTTACGACCATCAAAAATATATTTAGGGCCGTTGTAAAAAGCTACAATCTTTCCGGTTTCATGCTCTTCAACCACAACGCAATGCATCTTAAAGGAATCTTTAAGCTTGTAAGGCGATTCGCAATAATCAATGGAGTCTGAATTCAGCAGCCCATTTGTCTCGATATCGTAGGTGATAATCATACTATCTCTTTAGTCTCCTCTAGCCTTTTCAGAACAGCCTGATAGGCGTCCAATTCATTTTCATGCTGGCCCAAATTTATCTGCTTCAGTTTACCATCAACGTATTCGTTTGTAAATGCTCGCCATTTTCCTTTACGTCCTTTAGCAACGCCGTAATATTGCGAGGTTTTATTTCTGCGCTTTTGTTTACCCGCAGGTGTTAAGTCTTTAATTGACAGGTAATAATCATACGCTACTTGATCACCTTCTTCAATCTTTATTTTCTTGATCGTTTCGTAACGTTGAATTGCTAACTCCTTGTCCTCTTCGTTGAATATACCGAGGTTTTTGGTACTCCCGAACATACCAATCTGAGCAATCCAAGCATTATGGTGAGGATCGAAGCTTACACCCATATCCCCGCTTTTATTTCGAAGCCCTAATCCAATATTATTTTGTTGTTCTTTCTTGGTAGACCACTTGCAATTATGTTTGGAATACTCTTTATCGTTATCAATACGATCTAGTGTTGTGCCGTCTGGCCGCTCTCCAACATCCCTCACAAAGTTGGAGAAGCCTTTAGGGTTATCCCATCGCCAATCCACATTTACTAAGACACCTCGGGCTCCATACCTATGATAAGCTTTATGTCTTGTATCATAACAACGAACATTCATCATTCGCCAAGTTGTGTGCAAAGGATGTTTACTTACAGCTCCCATATCTAGTTGAGTCGTATGGGCATACTCCCCACTATATTTTTCTGTATAACCCATTAAAACTCCTGATAATTTTCTTGTTGATTAGTTGAATCCGGATCATAAATCCAACCTTCGTAATGTGGAACAACGTGGAGTCGTCCGTCCTGGAGTTGCATCATTGTGTCACACACACCAAGTTCACCCCATTCACGATCTTTCAACACTTTAGTTCGTACACGTCCACGAGTTTCTGTTGGCATCACTTCGTTCTCAAGAGCCACAATACAGGTGCTCATTTGTTCGATTCCGGCGCTGCCACGAAGCATTTCCTTCCGTACAGTCCTCCAGTAAGCTTTTGGCTCTTCACCTTCTTTCAAGCGGGGAGCATTATCTTCAACACGTTTCAAGTGACAAACCGCATGAATTGTCACATTGTTATTTGTCATAAATGCAGCCAACTCTTCATAGAGCATATCAATATCTTTACGCTCGTTACTACTCTCCATACCAGCAACCAACATAGAAATGTGGTCAATAAAAATATGTTCGCACCCACAAATAAAGTGTAGGTATTTAATTTGTTGCATAAGTTTGTCAACTTTCATTGAACCGAAGTGGTCAAGGAAAAATGTCTTGCCGTTTGAAATTACTTTATTCTTTGCAGCTTCAATAACTTCCCGTGTTGCAACAGACAAAGGATCTTTACGAAAATCTGGCAGTCGTACTCCCAATTCCAAAGCAATCAAAGATTGTTGTGTTTTCTTCGTTGGCTCTTCCAGAAAGATAAACCCAACTTTATAACCAGCCGCTGTAAGCTCCCATGCAATCTCCCGATTTAAGGTTGATTTCCCAACACCACTAAAAGCTGTGTAAGTGATTAGTTCGTTACCTGTACGCAAACCATGAAGCTTTTCCATAAGCTTAGGATATCTTTCAACATAGTGACCCTCACGTAGGGGTGAAAGCAAATCATCAAGGTCTACATCATCGCCAGCAATAATCTTTTCAGGGCTATACTTCTCAAGATCAAATGCAAGAATCTTTCCAAGTTCAACACCAAAGCCATTCATAATGCAATCACGGCTGTCTTTCATGCCTTGTGGGTGTGTGATTGTATAAATATTATCAGTGAGAAGCAGACCTGCAACTTCTTCTTTAGCTTCCTTACCCTTACGGATACCTTTCTTCAACTCTTTAGCTGTAGCTTCATCGCTGTCAAAGGCCAGCACAAGGTCTGTGAAGGTTTGCACGTATTCTAAGTTGTGGGCAACACTTTCAGCAGCATTAGCTGTACCAAGGGATACAGATACTACGCACGGCTCAATCTTACCTTCGTACTTTGTACCCTTCAAACTATTCAGAATAGCTCGACGGGTTGCTGGCACCTCTTCCTCTCCTTCACAGATGATTAGCTTACGCCCCCCTTTGGGTGTTTGTGGCTGACCAAACATCTGGGCATTGATCTTGACAGTTCCGACTGTTGTAAAGTGGAAGTCATGATCTTTCGGCACAGTCCAATCACGTTTCTTGAAACCAGTAAGTTCGCCTGCTTTGGAAAAGTACGGAAAATATGTCGCTTCAATCGTCTTTCCGTCTTTCTGACTTACAGCGGAACGAATCTCATAGAACTGAGCATCTTCCTTAGTTAGGCCGCGTTCAGGAATTGCCAGACATTTAAAGTCCAAAACTTCTTTAATAGTTTCTTTCTTGATACTAGAATTCTCAATCATTTGTTTTTTAAGACCCCCTTTAAAATATGCTTTAGATTTCTCTTCTTGATTACTCAAAACTCTCTCCTAAATACTAATCACAAATTCTCAATCGCACCCATGCAGGCACTAATTCCCTCATGATACCCTTCAGAACGCTCATCGTCAAGATCCTCCTGAGTAAACTTATAGACTGTCCTGTCTTCTTGACCCACAACCCTCTCCACCAATTCCCTAAGACAAACTCCCTGACACACTAACAAGCCAGCACTAGCATATTTAAGAAGTTCTTACCCACTGAATGCAGAGATGTTTGTGGAGGACATGTCAATGATGCTCATCTTAACGCTCCTGTGGAGGATATGTAATTAGATAGTAGTCCCCGTCTCTTTGATCAGACTGAAAACTTACACTAAAACCCCTAGCTTCCATAGCTTGAGTGAAACCTTTACCTGTCCATTTATTTACCCTAAGAATAGCCGTTCCTACAAAAGCTCTAGGACTTTCCATAAATTGTGCAACCAAAGAATTTTCAATCCAGTAGTCAATAGCTACACACTCATCATTTTCTTTAATCAGTTTTGCAACATCTTTTGCAGTGAACATAAATCTCTCCTAAATCAATTAACCAAATTGCACAAATCCCTACACAAAAACATCGATATCCTCAATCCCTAACGCTAGCTTCACTTCCTTGTCATCGTTGATCTTGACCCCATATTTATCGCACAACAGAGCCTTTTGATCCAAGAATTGAGCCTCTGTCATGATGTGTTCAGCAGGGCACTCACCAGTGGTGTTGAATTGTAGGCGTTGAACAGGGGATAGGGATGAGTAGTCTATGTAGGTCATTTTACTGTCACTCGAATTTTAGTAACTTGTTTAGTTCCCGGATATCGGTCCATAGGATCGCCTCCTACTTCTTGAATCACATATTCAACAGTGACATTAGCTACGTCTTCATAAAGATCGTTAGTGATAAGTTCTTTCAAATCATCTGGTGTAAATTCATAAACTGTTGTACGTGTCTGGCTACCCTTTAAAATTCCCATCACTCATTCTCCACTCAATTTAGCAAGTTCTGCTTGAAGCTCTTGCTTACGTTGCTCTTTCAATTCATCTGCAACCATTGCTTTATACTTCTTGAACAAGTGCCAGAAAGCTTCATAGACAGCTTTAGAATTATCTTCACGAAAGTACAAAGCATTGTTCATTGTATCAGAGAAAGCTGCCCCATAGGACTTCAATTCATCAAAGAACGCATCAAAGGTTTTCTTAGGATAGCTCTTATCCCACAAGCCGTCTCCACCAAATGTGTAAGCACCGCAAGGAAAGCTAATTTTGAACAGCCATTCATCTTTAGGTTGCTTACCATTATCCGAACAGCCAATAGTACGTCCGTGTTTTTCACCAAACAACCCAAGCGATGCCCAATCATCATATACATCTTTGACACGAAGATAGCCGCCAGATTGAAGGCCATTTAAAGGGATACCAAAGCGCTCACTTACTTGCAAAGCTTCTACAATACCTTTGAGCACGTTTGGCTTAAGACTAACATTTTCACCATCAAAGATATCTTTGTGCTTATTAACTACTTTCAGTAGCTCTTCGTAAGCTTTAATTTTGTTGTTCATCTCATTCTCCAATTAATTTTGATAAAATACTCTAACCACTCATGTCAAACACAATCTCTCAACAACACATTTCTTCCAACTATACCCTCAACAACACACACGATAGAGGGGGGTAGAATGTTGTGTCAAGAGGTTTGACCTATCTGTTCTAGACACTTCTTCAGTTTAAGGATACGCACACGCATAGAGTGTGGAAGACTGGCATCCTCTAGCCCATACAACACATCTCCAGCACGATGCTCAATATCTTTCAAGAGTTGGGTTACTTTACTAAGACGTTCAGACATTAAGCCCCCACTAACTAGCTCAGTACCGTCTGGAATTTGTTCAAGATCGGTGCAAAGCGAGATGTACTTCTCTTCAAATGGTGGGCTGTATGCACCGGAAGAAATCAGTCTGGTCTTCACCTTAGCAATCACAATATTCACCTCGCTCATCTCAATCCTTCCTCTGTTAGTCTACGTTTGTGTTTCGTTGGAGCCAAGAATACGCCACAGATTTTGCTACGTCAATCCCTCTTCAGAAATTATTTCCCACACACCTTCTGAACACCCCTACACACGCTTGCGGGATGGGCAGTGGAATGTAGCACAGAAAAATGTTGTCGGGAAGGGGTAGTTGTTTTTGAAATAGCCCTTGACAATGGATTGAGGGTGGGTGATACTTGGCTACACAAATGCGGCATAGGGCTGCTGGGAGATAGAGATGAAGACAATCAATGGTCCATATGGTAGTTACAAATCAGGCTCTGTGGGTGCTGTCCTAAACTCTCTGTGCCGAGTTTATGGATATCCAACATGCACAATTGATAACCTCACTGTTGATGATGGTAAAATCTACACAGGAACCCAACTGTTCGGTATTTTTGAATGGTTGGAAGATGGAAGCTTGCTGTTTGTTCGACGTGAAGGAGCAAAATAAATGAAACGAGTAATCCATTACTGGTACGGAGTAGTTGAACAAGCCTGCGGATGCTGTAGCGATAGCTTCTCAGAATACACAATGTGGGAGGATGGAATTATCGTTATAGATGATCGTTCTATACAAGTCTGTGAGAATGAGCAAGACTTAAGAAAATACTTGGCCTATCTTGAGCCATTTGATGTTGATCCTGATAGTAGATGGTTTTGATTATGGAGAATTTTAGGTATGAGTGAAGATTGTCAAAAGTGTGGTACAGGAATGTACGATTTAGATGAGGATAGTAATTGTCCGGGATGTTCTGACTATGAAGAGGATGGTATGTTAAATAAATATGAGATGTATGAGGTGTACTACAAAGATCGTTATGCAAGCACCAACGTAGTAGCTTGTATTGAAAGTGCTTATCCTGAGCTTTTAGAAGACGAAGTGATTGGAGACTGT